GGAATCTCCTCACTAAACCGCACTGACGCCTGCCTCAATAGCCGGGAGTGATCTTCGCGGACATGTTGAGGAATGGATTGATTTTCAATCAGCGGCTCATAGACACCTAACGTCTCCACATTGCTACGAATGTCCTCAATAAACAATTCAACCTGCTTGCAGGCGGCAGCAGGTAGCCAGATCTTATTTAGATCGAAGTACATGTAAAAGGCACGTGCTTCCGACCGAGCCTGTTGCAGCTGCGCAGCTTTGGATGGCTGCCCTCCCCAAGAGGCTGGGGACACAAAGATGGCAGAGGACACGTGATAGCTAACAAGGAGCTTATAGACCTCCGCAATGATGTTCGCCCGTCGCTCATGCAAATTCGAGAAGCGAATTTGATGCTCCAGCTGGGTGATCTGGAGGCGGCTCTTTAGTTCCTCGATATTCGCGCTTGCCGCACTGGTCAAGTCATTCTTGTAAGTCTCCAAGTCTTTGTCGAGGTAGTGCTTACCCAGGCTCCGCAGGAGCCAGCCGAGCGCGAGAATCAGAACCGCATTCCCTCCGATTGCAACAAGCAAAGTCTGCCAAAAGCCCATGTCTACCCCCAGTTTCTGCCTAAGATTATAAGCAGGTCTCGTTCAATTAACCCTGAGTCTAGACGGGAAGCAACGCTTCCCCTTTAGGTATCCCTACAGACCCCTCAGGAGTCCCTCTGGAAACCTCCATTCCACTACACGCCTACGACCTCATCACCGAGTTAGAGCGTCGCTACCCCGAGGTCATCTATGACCCGAAGGCTTCCCACGAGGAGTTCCTTCTAAGGACGGGAGAGCGACGCCTAGTTCTATCACTGGTCCGTATGCGCACCCGAGAAGACCAGGAGAAATGTGGTGTGTAGTTCACCGAAAGTTCCGAAAGCGACTGAGGCGGACAAGCCCGCCATCCTCGTCACCGCGCGTGACGGAGCAGGGGCATCCACTCAGGCCGCGACAGGCCGACGCAGTATGCGTATCGACCTCAACAACAGTACGGCACCCTCTGCGCCCTACGGCTCTAGTCTCGTCATCCCGAGTTGAAACCCGCTGACACCTCCGTCAGTGCTGAAGATCGTTACAACGCCCTCAAGTCTGACCGCAACCTTGCGGAATCACGAGCAAAGAAGTGCGCCGATCTAACGCTACCGACGCTGTTCAAGGTTGTTGCAAAGGGTAAGTCATCTCCCACACGAGTCACGCCTTACCAAGGCACCGGAGCTCGCTGCGTTAACTCGCTCTCTTCGCGTCTACTCCTCGCGCTCTTCCCGCCCAACGCCAACTTCTTCAAGCTGTCCCCGGACGGCCTGGATGTGGCGAAGCTGCAAGAACAGGCGGGCATCGCCCAGGGTGAGTTGGAAGAAGGCCTCGCTGAAATTGAGCGGACCGTTATCAATGAGATTGAAACGTCGGGCATGCGCGGACGTCTCGCACTTGCGCTCAAGCATGCAGTAACTACAGGCAACTTCCTGCTGTATGTGCCCGATGAAGGGAACGCCAAGGTCTATCCACTGACACGTTATGTCTTGGACCGCGATGGCATGGGCAACGTTCTGGAGATCGTGACGCTCGACAGTGTGAACACTGCGACCCTCGACGATTCCGTTGTAGCCGCTGTTGGTCTCAAAAACGACTCCACCGGAACCGATGGTGTAGGCGAAGCAGTCGAACTGTTCACCCGCATCTGGCGAGAAGGTCAGCTGTGGATGGTTCAGCAGGAGATCAACGGCAACGTTGTCCCGGACACGCAGGGCTCATACCCGATCGATGCGTGCCCCTGGATTCCCGTGCGAATTCCTGAGGAAGATGCGGAGAGCTACGGCGCGGGCTTCGTCAACGAATACCTCGGCGACTTCGACGCGCTGGACAAGCTGTCCAAGGCGCTCCTAAAGGGAGCCGCAGCTGCCGCCAAGGTTCTATGGGCGCTGAACCAGAACTCCGATATCAAGATCAAAGACATCACCTCTGCTGAGAGTGGCGCTGTCATCCGCATGGATGGCGCACACCTGACTCCGATTCAGCAGCAGAAATTCGGTGACTTCCAGTTCGTGAAGGCTCAGGCCGACTCACTGGTACAGCGTCTTGAGATGGCGTTCGGTGTACGCACCGCGATCCAGCGCAGCGGCGAGCGAGTTACCGCAGAGGAAATCCGTTATCTGGCTCAAGAGCTGGAAGACGTCCTCGGTGGCATCTACTCAATCCTCGCAGAAGACTTGCTATTGCCGTTGGTCCGCCGCGTGCTTGACCGACTTCAGCACACCAAACAGCTACCTCCGCTCCCTGCGGGTCTCATCAAGCCACGCATTGTCGTTGGCGTTGCAGCCCTGGGGCGCGGTCAAGACATGGCGAAGATCGTGCAGTGGGCGCAAGCAGCTCAGCAGACGCTAGGGCCGCAAGAGTTCGCCCGTAGGGTTAACTCCGGCGAGCTGCTTGCACGCATGGGCGCAGCAAGCGACCTGTCGATGAAGGGCCTCATCAAGAGCGACGAAGAACTCCAGCAGGAGCAGCAGGACGCGGCGATGCAGCAGGGTGCCGTCAAGGCCGCTCCGCAGATCGCGCAGGCTGCAATGGCTCAATCACAAGGAACCCCTAATGGCGCGTAACACCAAGACCACGGACACCCAGGCATCCACGGATGCCACCAACGATCCTCAGGTGACCACGCCGGAAAATCCGGCAGAACCCAAGGACTCCTCCCTCGACCAGTACCGACGCGAGTTGCCCGATGGCCTCGTGATGTACCAGTTCTAAGGCACACATGAGCGAGAAATCTGAGATTACGTTGGACACCAGCGGAGCCACGTCTTCGACTGAGACGACTGAAACACCCGCTACTGAAACCCTCTACGCCGGTAAGTACAAGTCCGTCGATGAGTTAGTGAAGGGCTACGAAGAGCTGCAAGCCAAGGCGTCTACCGTCAGTACCGAAGCGGCTGACATCACGGAAACCAGTACGGACAAGACGATCCCCGAGGGGAGCGAAACGACCGAAGAGGGTGCCCAGGAAGTCGTAAAGAACGCTGGCCTTGATTGGGAAGCACTGAACGGCGAATACGCCGAGAAGGGTGCTCTCGCCGAGGAGACGTACAAGAAGCTCGCCGACTCCGGTATCCCGAAGGAAGCAGTGGACACGTACATCCGTGGCAAGCAGGCGGAAGCCGATGCCTACGATAAGGCTGTGTTCGGTACGGCTGGTGGCGAAGAGGATTATCGCTCTCTCGTTGAGTGGGCCAAGACTGGCTACACCAAGGAAGAGAAGGAGGTCTTCAACGAAGCCATTGTGTCGGGCAATCCGCATTTGGCAAAGATGGCTGTCGAAGGTCTAGCTGCGCGTCGCGCACAGATCACCGGCACGCGCCCTGGCAAATCCCTCACGGGCCGCACTTCGGCTCCGGCAGGCGTCCAGCCGTTCAAGTCTCAGCACGAGCTGACCACGGCCATGAACACCGCCGAGTACCGGAAAGACCCGGCATTTCGTGAACTGGTGCGTCAGCGCATCGCAGTAAGCGAAGTGCTGTAACCCATACACCCCCGACTAACCCTCGGGGGTTCCTTACCCGCGACCCGATCCCTCAACGAAAAAAGGTTCAACGCAACAAACAACATGGCAAACGCTGTACCGAATCGTCTTGGTCAAATCCAGAGCACTGGTGATGACAAGGCGCTGTTCCTCAAGCAGTACGCTGGTGAAGTGCTCGCTTCGTTCGTCGAAGAGTACAAGATGGCCGGCATGGTCACCGAGCGGAACATCTCGCACGGTAAGTCCGCGTCGTTCCCGACCTTGGGCACCATCGGTTCCGAGTACCACGTTCCGGGCACTGAGATTACCGGCATGCAGGTCGAGGCGAACGAGATCATCGTTAACCTCGATCCGATGCTTATCTCGCATGTCTTCATCTCGAACATCGACGAAGCCATGAACCACTACGACGTCCGTAGTGAGTACACCAAGCAGCAGGGTCTCGAACTGGCTAAGCAGCGCCAGCTCAACGAACTGCGTTGCGCCATTCTGGCCGCGCGTCAGACCACCGGCCCCGTGAAGGGTCAGCCGGGTGGGGCGATCATCACTGCTGCCGACATGGCTACCAACGCTGTGTCCGTCGCGAACGCGATTCGTGCCGCTCGTCAGAACTTCGACGAGAAGAACATCGCCGAGTCGGACTGCGCTGCATTCCTGAAGCCGGCCATGTGGTATCTGCTGACCCAGGTCAAGGACTTGGTGAACCGCGACTTCAACCCGAACGAGAACGGCTCGCTGTCTCAGGCAACGATCTATTCGGTTGCCCGTATCCCGTTGGTCAAGACCAACCACTTCCCGTCTGCGAATGACACGGCGAACGCAAGTGTTGTTACCTCGCGGCGTGCGGACTACACGAAGACCGTGTGCTCTGTGTTCCACAAGTCCGCTGTTGGCACCCTGAAGCTTCTGGACCTCGCTCTGGAAGATGCATACGACCCGCGTCGTCAGGGCACGCTGATGCTGAGCAAGTTCGCGCTGGGCCACGGCTCGCTGCGTGCTGCCGGCGCAGTCGAGATCGCAGTCGGTACGTAACACCCCCGAGCCGGGGAGAGCTAACCCCTCTCCTCGGCTTTTTTTCTTCTTCCCTTTGGAATCCCCTATGAACCTTCAGCCCACAACGGAGCTTGAGGCCGTCAACGAGTTGCTGAAGGCAGTCGGCGAAGTCCCTGTGGATTCGCTGGAGACCATCGGCTTCACCGACGCTGCCATTGCGCGCGATCAAATTCGTACCACGTCTCGCGAGCTACAGACGCGTGGCTGGTACTTCAACAAGGACGACGACTACGCGTTTACTCCTGGCGCAGACGGAATCGTCGTGCTGCCGCAGAGCGTCATCTCGATTCGCCCAGCTCGATCCGAGTCGCGCCGCATTACGCCGCGCGCCGGCAAGCTCTACAACGCTGATGCCAGCACCTTCGTCTTCAGCCCTGATGCGCCTCCCGTCGTCAACGTGACATGGCTGTTCCCCTTCGAGGAGCTGCCGGAGTCCGCACGCCGCTACATCACCGTTCACGCAGCCACGGTCTTCCAGACCAGCCAGCTCGGCAGCGATCAGCTCTTCACGTTTACCAGGGAGCACGAGAAGGCCGCAGCCGACTCGCTCCAGCGTGAGGAGCGTGAGTACGAACTCGCAGGCAATTTCTTCAACGACTCGAACGACGTGCTGGAAATCTGGCAGCGTTAAGGAACCTCATGCCCCTAATCAAAGGCACGATCCCCTCTCTGATCGGGGGCGTGTCTCAGCAGGACTCGTCTGTACGTCTACCGTCACAGATCGAGGCCGCACTCAACTGCGACCTCAGTCCCGCTCTCGGTGCTTGTAAGCGCCCACCGGCAACCTTTGTAAACAAGCTCGGCTGGGACATCCCAGCAAACGCGTTCTTCCATAGCATCGAGCGTGACGCACAGGAGCGTTACATCGTCGTGATCTACGACGGACGCGTGCGTGTGTTCAACCACGTCTCAGGCAAAGAGCACCTCGTCGTGATGCACGAGCAGTCACGCCAGTACCTACGGACTCAATTCGACCCACATGTGTCCATGCGGGCCGTTACGGTTGAAGACTACACATTCATCGTCAACCGAGAGGTGGTGGTGAAGATGTCGAACGATGTTGTCCCAACTCCACCTACTGGTGGGATCAACATCAACGATCCTGGCTATGGTTTCCTCCCGAAGTTCACGTTTGTTGTCCCCTCCGGTGGAATCGTGGGAAGCGTACAAACCTTCCAAGACCTTCCGAAGAATGGAGTCGGCGGAGGCGTGTACGAAATCCGAGGGGCAACCAATGATGCCTTCACGCGCACCTACGTCAGCCGCGAGTCCGCTGGCGTGTGGGCTGAGGCAGCGAAACCTGGAATCAAGAGTTCTTTCGACTTCGAGACCATGCCTCATGGCCTGAAGCGCATCCCGGATGGCACCACGCCGGACGGTTTCTATTTCAGCTACGGCCCGCTCCAGTACGACATGCGCTATGCGGGTGACGAGTATTCGTGTCCGCCACCTTCTTTTGTGGGGCAGCGCATCGGTAACGCGGTGTATCACCACGACCGTCTCGGCTTCCTGGCCGGCGAGAATGTAGTCCTGTCGGAAGTCGGGCACTACATGAACTTCTGGCGCACTACGGTCACCTCGCTTCTCGATAGTGACCCCATCGATGTCGCAGGCCCCTCCGAGGGCGTCGCGCAGTTCACTCACGCCTTGTCCTACCAGTCGGCATTGTTGCTGTACGCGTCGGGCACGAAGAGCATGTTCCAGCTGACGGGTGATCCTGTGCTTACGCCGAAGACGGTGAAGATCGCCCCGGTCACAAACTACCAGTGCTCTCCCTTCATTGCTCCCGTGGTGGCCGGCTCGTCCGTGTTCTTCCTCAACGACACCCAGGGGAAACCCTGGAGCACCTTGCGGGAATACTTCGTGCAGTCCGACATCATCACTCCCGATGCCGCCGACGTGTCCGCGCACGTTCCGCACTACATCCCAGGAGACACTCGCTGCATGGCCTCCGCCCAGGACGCCAATCTGATCCTCCTGGCCCATCGGAATCCCACTGGCCCCCAGGTGTACGTCCACCAGTTCAAGTGGTCCGGCGACACCAAGCAGCAATCTGCATGGCATCCCTGGCAGATCACGACGATGGGTGCAGTGCTGCACATGTACGCCATCGGTACGGACCTCTACGTGGTCGCTGTCGCTCCTGGTGGCGGCGCAGAGCTGATGAAGATGGACTTGAGCAACTGTCCCGTCGAGTCGGTTGTGTCGAGTACAGAGGACATTCTTCTGGATCG